GATCTGCGTAAAGTAAGCAAAAGGATTTTGGGATTTCTGAGGATTAAAATTATGAATGTACTGAACGCAATTTTCGATTCCATCAGAAATCATGTCCTCCTTGAACATGTAATTGACAAAGTTTGGCTTAAAGGACAAGTGATTTGCAATCTTCAAGAAGCACTCACCGATGTATCTTGGGATGGGTGGTTTCGTGTCCCATCTCTTACCCCTATCTTCTTTTGTGGGTTCCCTACCGTATTTCTTAATAAAGGTAATTTCAACTTCACTTTGATAGTGAGTTAGAGCTGCCAGAAATTCCTTGTTGTTAACATAGTGCTCGGATCTTTTGCGTTTTGCCATAGTTCCAGGAGATATCATAAAAAAACATTATCAATATTATGTAGATAGTATAACATTTTCAATCTCTAATGGCAAGCTTGACAGGGTATCAAATAATCACTATAATAACTCTGTCAGGGTTGAAAAGATTAATTAGCTCTTTTTATAGAGCTTTTCTAAAATATCTTTAGCATCATTTACGGTGGAAATAAATCCCATTTCTCTAGTTATTTTTGGCTGGCCAGTCTTTGCTTTGTCAGTGTCTCTTACAAATTGTTGATATATCGATATCATTTCTAAATCAGATGATTCTGACATAGTTAGTACATCATCTAAATTTATAATAAACAAATCTTCCTTAGTTGTCTTTAACCAAGGTTCTACTTTATAACCTGCTAAACCAGTTCTTGTTTTTACTTCAACTATAGTAATCGGATTAGAAATTAAAAGCATTGTCCGACTTTCTTCTTCAGAGGCTGCTACCTTTGCATAGATTTCCTCTCCTGATTTAAATTTTATTGTTGCGTAAAAATCGTCTTCTATCATACTTTTAGTTGAATAGTGATTATCTCATAGTTAAAGTTCTCTTCGTTGTATATTTTAATTCTTTCAATGAGATGATTTAAAGTGTAGTTTCGTCTTGACTTATAAGTACAATCATCAGAGATGTCATAGAGGACTGCTTTAGTTTTATCCTTTCCTTTTCTAAGAACTCTTCCAATAGATTGCAAATTTCTAACTCTCGATTTTGATGGGGATGCAAAGATAACATTATGGAGTTTTTTAATATTGATACCAGTAGAAAAGGTTCCATAAGAGGCAACGATAATTGCGTTGTTTTCTCTTTCTGTTATCTCTCTTACTAATTCTCGTTCTTCAGCATCAACACCGCCATGTACGAAAAATACCTTTTGATCCTCACCCTTGTTTTTATTTATCTCTTCGTAAAGAACTGCTCCATGACTTTCAACTCTTTGAAAGAGAACAAGTGTGTTTCCCTTAAGGTCAAGTGCTAAATTTTTAATAAATCGATTTCTTTGTTTGTGAGAGATGATATATTGAATTTCATCCTCATAAGTGTCAAATGTCTGAGGTGAATGTTTAAGAACTAAACACTGAATATCTAATTGAGATAAGTGACCTTGACGCATCAACTCATCAGTTTTGGTAACTTTATATGATGGACCAAAGAGTCCTTCTAATACCCACTTGTGAGTTTGTGTTCCGTCAAGAGTTCCAGTAAATCCAAATCTATATTTTGCATGGTGTAATTTTGTCATTATAGATATTAAAGATTTACTCTTAAACAGGTGAGCTTCATCTCCAATTACAACATTATACTCTTCAAAAAACGATCTTTCTAATTTATAGACAGATTGCCAAGTTGTAATTGTTACTGGAGCATCATTGCTCTTTTCTCTACCAGAATAGATACGGTGACAATATGAATCAGCATCCCAACCATAATCAAGAAAATCCTTATACATCTGCTCTACGAGAGATGTCGTTGGAACAACTAGCAAGATTTTTTGACCTTTGTCAACATAATATCTTACAAGAGAGTAAATCATCAGAGATTTGCCGCTTGCAGTGGGTGATATCAATAGTTTTCTATTGTGCTTTAGAGCGTCGTATACTCCCTCAATTTGATACTTCCTTGGTGAGTGAGAACAGATAGACTGCATATAATCTTTAACACCCTCATATGAGATATGTTCGTTCTCCTCATACGGGGTTCCGTAATACTTATTATCTTCAAACTTATAACTGTATCCGTAGTTCTCACAGAACTGGACAATCTTATCCAACAGACCAACATAGATCTGTTTAGATCTCATATCATATAAATGAATCTCTCCATTCCAATTTCTGCCCCGATACTGGGGCATGAATTTAGCGTTGGGAACTTCAAATTTGAAATGATCACGCAACTCATACTCGATATGAGGCTCTGCGTTGATCTTTAAAAATACTTCGTTCGATTTTGATATAACAACATTTGCCGTCGTGTCAATCATAACGTAGATATTCATCTACGATTATTTATCTAGCCCAGTCCAGAGTTAAATCTCATAAACTCAATAGCATTCTTAATCTGATATGTGCGGTTTTGAACAACTTTTAGAATGCTTTCCAAATAGACTAGCATTGTATCATAATAATCAATCTTGAGATTTGCATTTGAAAGCTTTTCATCTGCATCAAGATACTTGGTCATCGTATCTTTATCTCTAATTTTTTTGGGAAAGGGTTTTTCAATATAGACATCAGGATCTGCCTTACCACTAAAGTATTCATACCTTTCGTGGCGAATATTTTTTCTTTGTTGCTCTGCTTTTTTTCTTAGAAGAAAAATAGTATTATATAATTCAAAATATTTTGCATGAAGAGATGCAATATTTAAAGACTCTGTATGTAGATTATCTGGATCTATTTTTGAATCTTTTTCCCACATCTCTTGAATCGAATCAAGATCAATGCTCATAATTTTTTGTTTTCTAAGTCAGTCAGTGTGTAACTAGTATACTTGAAACTTACATCAGCTGTAAAGTACTGAATGTCCGTATCAGTAGCATCAAAGTTTAAAGTTGTCAATGAATACGGAAATAGATCTTTGAAATTTACATTGAACTTAGGAACTAAATTGCTGCTCAAAATTTGCAGAGTTCCATCAGAATAAACATTTCTCTTATCTTTAGCATATGGACCTTTGTGATCAGCCTCTGCCTCAAGATCTCTGAATTCTTGATTCTCCTCAGGGAAACCCAAACCTCTCATCCAGTTTTGGATCTCCATGTAATTTTCAAGATTTTCATCAACCAAGAAAGTTAAATTCAAATCACCAAAGTCCATCTTATCCCCTGGTGTGGGAATGTCTCTAAGAAAGTTTGGTTGTATTGCAATTCCAAGACTTAAATCTGGAATGTTTGCAGATTGACAGAAAAATGCAACTTTAGGACTTCTTCTCATGGAGAACTTAAATCCTACAGGTGCAAGAAAATTTCTATTTTCAATCTGGCCATATGGGTTTGCCTTTGCCATTATAATATCATCTATTAATAATCATGTTAAACCACTCTTCACTCATACCAGTGATGATGTGATCAGCGGACTCTTTGTCCTGTGCGTAACCCTCTTCAATCAAATGCTCAACAACTAAATTATATCTTTCCAGAATTTCTCTGGTTTCTCTAGGTGTTTGTTTCATTTTAGATATTTTATCCGTATTCTTATTTAGATAAAAAAAGAGGGGTCCGAAGACCCCCCTAGCACTTCCTTCACACGGAAGAAAATTATATCACATGAGGTTCTTGACCGCAACTCTTCTGTAGTAGCGGTTCTGGTTGACATGCAGAGCACCTGAACCTTGGTTGGTTCCTTCCGCGAATGGGTTAGCAACAATCCCGTAGCGGGTCTTGAAGCCAATTTTTGGTTGGAAGGAGTTCTCACCAACGGCGCGAACCATTTGGAGAGGAACATATGGGCAATAGAACAGACCTGCGTCATAAGGTGAAGTACCCTTATAACCGACGACATAGTACTGGTTACCTGGGGTTGCGTTAGCAGAGGTCAGGTTTGCAGCATATGGATCGATGTAGACGCGGAACTTACCCATCAGGGTTCCAGCAAATGTATTGCCGGTGTCGTCAACATTGAGGTTTGCGTTGAGTGCAGGGGTGTAATCGAGAACACCAGCCATGGTCAGTGCAGATGCTACATCTGCAGAGCACATGATGATGTTGCCCTTTCCGCGACGAGTTCTTTGTGCGATTGCGTTTGCATCACGCTCGATTTGGAACAGAAGACCCTTGAACTTCTCAACACTCCAGCGACCGTTGGAGTCGATGTCGAGGTCGAATACACCAGCGGTAGCGGTGTTCTGAACAGCACCTTGCTCAGCAGTCTTGTAGATGGTTCTGATGACTTCGCGGTTGATCTCAGCAAGAATCTCAGTGGAGAGAATATTTGCGAGTTCCGCTTCAGCATTCAGACCATGGATTGCCTTGAGGTCCTGTGCCAGTTCTAAGGAGTACTCTGCCTTGAGTGCTCTAGACTTCGCAGTAACAGTGACTTTCTCGATCGAGAATGCCATCTGGTTGAAGGCATTGTTGCCAGTGCCGTCAAGTGATTCTGCGTCGTCGGTACGCATACCCTGACCAACTCTGTAGCCGAGGGAGGATGCGGAACCAACGGGGTTCAGAACTGAAGGGTTAGTACCGGACTGTGCGGTAGTACCCATACCAGCGACAGCATCGCTGTGGCCGTCCTGACCGTTGGATGCCTTATCGCGTCCGGAGAATGCGGAATCAGGCTCGTTGTAGAATGCCTCGGTGCCAGACTGTGAAGTGTAGCGGGAGCGCATTGCGAAGATCAGTCCAGTAGGACCGGTCATTGGTTGAACGCCTGCGAGGTCATATGCGACCAGGTTAGGCATTGCGCGTCTGATCAAGGAGATCAGAACGGGGTCGAAACCAGCG